CCTTGTGATTACAGTATATGATACCTTTGGTATCATCGCAAGTCGGCGTGTCGCACCTGTATACTGGAACCGTCTTGTTTGCTGACACTTTCAGGACGGAGGCGGTCTGCACAGTCAGGCCGCCTCTTTTATAATCGTCTTGTCAGCAAAGGAGACCACATGGCCTACACGATTCGCCCTTACGACACCAAAGGCGGCAGAAGGTACGAAGTCAGGTACCGCAAGCCGGACGGCACAGCCACCGGCAAACGCGGATTCCGCCGCAAGATGGATGCCGACGCTTGGGGTGCCGCAAACGTCACCACGGCCAAGACCACGGGAGCCTACATCGACCCACAAGCAGGCAAACGTCGCCTCGAAGACTTCTGGCCGGCATGGATAGCCGCAAAAAAGACCGAATCGAAAGCCTCCACCATCGATCTGATCGAACGCAGCTGGCGAGTCCATATTGAGCCAAAATGGGGCATGAGAGAGGTGCAGTCCATCACTCACGACGAAGTGCAGGTATGGATAAGCGAAATGGCCACGACGAAAAGCGCAAGCCTGGTACGTCGCACGGCATTCACGCTCCGCGCCTTGCTCAAAAAGGCGAAGGCCGACAAGTGCATTCATGAAAATCCATGCGACGATCTCGCCTTGCCTCGCATGGTGAGGAAAAAGCACATCTATCTTACGATCGGCCAATTACTGGCCTTGGCCGACGCTTCCGGCTGGCATAGGCCGATAATCCTCATCCTCGGCCTATGCGGGCTGAGGTGGGGCGAGCTGGTCGGCTTGCAGGTCGGAGACGTGGATTTCACACGACAGCGCATCCATATCGTGCGCACGGCCGCGGAGATCAGGAGCCGTATCGTGGTGGATATTCCGAAAACCGGCGAGACCCGCACCGTCATATTCCCGGCACTGCTCAGACCATGCCTAGAAGAGGCTTGCAGGGGCCGCCAGCCGTCCGAACTGCTGTTCCCTGATGCTCGTACCGGCTCATTCCTTCGGAGGCCGCATGGAACCCGCAAGGGCAATTGGTTCTACCGTGCGAAGCGTTCCGCGCTCAGCGAGCAGGCCGCGAGGTCGATGACGATTCATGATCTCCGCCATACGTGCGCCTCATTGCTCGTGCATGCCGGAGCCAACGTCAAGGCCGTACAACGCCAGCTTGGACACAAGTCGGCGGCTATGACCCTCGACGTGTACGCAGATCTGTTCGACGATGATCTGGATGCCGTAGGCGATGCGATGAATGGACTTCTGATCCGCGCGATCGGGGAGAAGCGGGACTTGGACGCCTGACGTGGGCAGAATGTGGGCACGTAGTCATGTTGTTAGTGCCGATTACGTATGGTTCCGCCGATCTCGGCGTAGTGTGGCATGTACTTGCAGAATACCTGCCGTCCTGATCCGGTTGTTGTCGTGGATGGCGGTTTTCCTTGGTTTTCCAATGGTTTCCCGCCTATCCGTTAACCGTGGTAATTCACTCTAATTACCGCTAAATCACGGCTTTTACCTCGCAGACGTGGGCAAAATGTGGGCACGAATTCACCAGATCAGCGGCAGGCCGAGACACTGCCGCGCCCACCGTTCCACAGCCCTGTTCTCTTCCTCGTCGCCAAGTAGTAGGAGAAAACCTGCGTTCAGACCCAGTGAGGCAGGTTCGAGCTTCTTGATCGCGCCACGCTGTTGAAGAAAGATGAAGGCGTCACTGATGGTCTTCTTGACGCTGTTTTCTCGACGTCGCTTGATTTCGTCGGCGTGGCCGCTCATGGCCTGCTCTGGTGTGAGGGCAACCATGCCGAAGGATTGGGCGATGTCGCGCCAGCCGAGCTTGTAATAGCGGCATGGGGCGCCGAGCTGACGTTGCTTTTCGGGCGGCTGGTTGTTTGCTCTGTCCCAATCGTAGGTTTGGTCTGCCATGTACATGAGGATAAGTTCGGCCATTGGATAGATGCTTAGGTTGTCGCCGCGTCTGTTTGCAAGTCGGCCTGTCGTGTTGAGGTCGTATACAGCCTTGGTGTTGCGGTATCCCATCGGTTCCATCGTCTTTCCCTCCATACCTTGCCGTATGCTGGTGCATGGAGAATCTCGCGGTTTTCCGTTGCCCCTGTCGCTGTTTCGGAGCGGCAGGGGTTTTCTGTTGTCTGCAAGTATTCTAACTACACTCAAGGGAGTAAGTCAAGTTACACAGCGCGTGTACTGTAAACTCGTAAAATCAAGGTTTGTGGTGTAACTCAAGTTATACGTATATAAGTAATACAATACTTAACATTTTTTTACTAGGTGAATCACATAAGAAAAGGCCCCGCCGAAGCAGGGCCAAAAGGAAGAATCTCACTCGAGTTTCGCATCACCATCGGCGGGACACATGGCGACTTCCTCGCCATCGATGTTCAAGGCGACGTTCCATTCAGGCGCATCCTTGCCTTGATGAATCATCGCGGCTGGAATGCTGGTCTCGAATCTCGATGAATCCGTTGAATCATTCCAACCGGGGTACGCATTCTCGATATTGGTGCTCAGATTCGTGATACTGCGCTTCGTCTCGCCTGTGGAAATGTAGTCGGCCAGATTGACCTGATACCACGTGTCGGCGGCATGATTCTTGACCGTGACCGTGTAGACATAGGATTGATCTGCATGCACCTTGTCGAGTCCGCCGATGCCGATGTTGAGATACTGGCCGGTGGTTCCCAGGCTGACGGACGGCAACCGCTCGTCATCACCCGTGCAACTGCCAGACAAGCCGGATTCAAGCGGCAACGCGCCGGCATCTTCCAAGGCTGTCCGCCTATCCTTTTCCTGCTCCGCCTTCTCTGCGGCCTTCTGCTCGGCATTCTGGCCGCAGGACACAAGCCCAAGTGATACCAGCAGGACACAGGCCGCTGTGGCAAGCCGTGTGATTCTTCTCATTCTCATACCTTCTCTCAGTAGGCATTCCAACTGGTGACTGTCTGACTGTCGTTATTGCCGGTTGTGACGCATTCCACGGTCACCTCCTGCCTCGCATTGTATTCGTTAGTGACGGTAGCCTTGACCTTGTAGTAGAAACTGCCGTCATCCTGCCTTATCACGTCTTGGATCACACCAAGAATGTCATGCTCCTTATAGCCGTAAGGAAACCGATTCTCACCCTCGTTCTGGCAGGCCGTCATGACGGCAGGCGCGGCGGCATCTCCGGCCTTCTCATTCTCCGCAGTCTTCTTCTCCGCATCGAGATTCTCCTGCGAATCAACCATGCAGGTAATCGTATTGCCGGACTGTGTGGCGCTGACGACCTTCCAATCATCCCAACCGTCAATCCTGGAACCGTCGCCATTGTAAAAGTCTTCGGTGATGTCCGTCTTGGATACGTCGCCGTCACTGATGGCTTTGAAGGTAAGTCCGGACTTAACGATCAGATCATGCGCCTCATATACGGTCTTGCCGTCAAGAGAGCCGATGTCGAAGGACTCCGTGGTTTTAGACGGTTTTGAACTACTCTTCGAACCGGAACCGTTATCATCCTTCCTTGCGCTCGATGATGTGGTGCTGGGAGCGAACTCACTGCGACCACTGTCGCCGTTGCCGTGGAAGATACCTCCACATACCACGGCTCCGAAGAGGACGCATCCGACCAACATGATGATCAGTCCGATTCGCGAGAGTATGACAGGATGGCTCCAGAAGCCGAGCTTAGGTTCCTGTGAATAGTATGGCGAGATCGGCTTCTGCGGTTGTGGGCGCCCTTGTTGCGGTTGTGGATTGTTGTTGGTCATTGGAATTTCCTTTCTTCTCAATCAATGACTTAATGTTACGGCGTTCAATGTCTTCCGATAGTCAAGCAACACGTCTCGTGTGACGTTCAAGCCTGATGCCATGTGCCATAGGTAGCCGTCGTACATGCGTTCCAGGGTGGCGCACTCGGTTGGGTCAACCAAGAGTAGGGCGGTTTGGCGGCGGGTGCGGCATTCGGTCTTCGCACGGCTTCTCATGTCGCATGAGCAGTCGCCGTACCACCAATGCACCAGCTCGTGCACGAGGGTACAGCGCTTGCCTATGTAGGTGAGCCGTCGATCTATGAGGATGGCTTGCAGTTTGGCGTCGTAGGTGCCGTACAGGCCGTCCGGGAGGATGGCGCTTGCTACGGTTACCGGCAGATCGGTGATGGCCCGGCGCATATCACCGTACGTCATGTGCCGGTCGATGGGGAGGTCAGGCTGGTTCGTCGTAGTCCGGCCCTGCCTCTCCGTCAATGTCCGCCTGTTTGCTGTCGCTCATGTAGGCGGCCAATGCGAGCGGGTCTTCCTGCAATCTGCGCAATGCGGCGCGGATTATGCGCTCTTCGTCGGTCGGCTCCTGCGCGGCCTCCTTTAATAGCAGTAGTGCGTCACAGCCGAGAGCCTTCGCCAACGCGTCGATGTCGCTTGTGGTGAAAGCGGTATCTCCGCGCATCTTGCGGAAGTAGGTGCGCCGTGTGATGCCTGATCTTTCGATCAGTTCGGCTACCGGCATGCGGAGTTCCAGCCGTTTTTCTTCGATTGTCCGCATCACCCTGTCGGTGAAATCATCTATTTCTTTCATGCACACAAGAATACCGAAATATGGCACTTTTTGCAATTAGTGCCGTTTCGAGTTGACAGAGAGTGCCAAAAGTGGCACTATGTGAATATGACAAATATGGCACTCGATGAAACTTCCACTCGGATCATCCGAGCAGTGAAGGCAGAAGCGGCGCGTGCTGGCGTTGACGGCAAGACCCTTGCAATCAAGGCACTGGGACGTGACCCGAAATACGTCTACGAGCGGTTTCGGTTCGAGAAGCCGTTCACCACCAAAGACTTGGCGCTTATCGCTGGCTACCTCAACATCAAGACCGAGACCATCATCCAGTCCGCAAGTCTTGATGCTCAGGCGAACAGCATGGAGGCGACGGCATGACGGACATTCTTAACCCTCCGGCCCCGCCCAAGCGGGACAGGCTGTTCGACCCGGATGACATCCACTTCATGTCCGAAGAGCATGCGCTGGTTAACTTCTGGGCTGGCAAGGACGGCAATCTCAACATGCACATCCTCACCGGAGGCAAGCCCACGATCGTCAACCTCACGTCCAGCCAGTTCGAAACCCTCGCGCATTGGATGCAGGAACGAGTAGGAGCCACACGATGACCGAAGAAGCCCTGCTGGAAGACCTGAAAGCCCTCGTGAAAGGCATGAGCTTCTTCTGCGCACACCTCGCCAACACGAAATGTGACGACGACTTCCAGAATGGCGTAGTGGTCGGCGGCAAGGCGGCAACCAGATCATGCATCAAACGACTCAACGACATCATCCAAAAATACGAGAAGGAGAACCAGTCATGACCGAACAGGATTTGCAGGAAGCCTTGAAAACGTTGAAAGACTACGCCGTATCAATCAACTCAGCAGTTTCGACGCTCGTAGACGCACTCAACATCCCCTCCAAGGCTATGCCGGAACTGCCGGACAAGCGGGGATACTACCTCACGCAGAATCATCGACTGCTGTTCAAGGCTGATGATGGTGCTGAGGGTGAATGGGCCGTATTCAACGATGAAGGAAATTACTGCTTCCATTTCTGGGAGCCTGATGCTTTTGGCGTATTCACCAAAAACCCGGAAACCGTCATCTCCAAGCTCGGCCCTGACGCCTTCCCACTGGTTCCGCTCAGTGAAGTTATTCTGCCATCCGAACCTCTCGAAGAGGAGGACTAGCCATGAAGTCGAATACCGGCACCCTACTGGCAACGGCCCTTGCCTGCATCACCGGCACTTTGCTTCTTTCGTGGGCTACCGCTCAATCGCTCGGTTGGACTATCACGTCGGCGGTGATTCTCTTCGGCTCGGTCATTTACCTCGCGGCCCAATCCGAACGAGACGAAGAGGATGGTGAGGACTGACTTCCACTGCGGTTTCGGACGCACTTGCTCTGCTGGCGGAATGGTATACGCGGCGGTCTTAAAAACCGACAAAACCCCACAGCTTTTAAAGGCGGGGGTGATACGGGTTCGAGTCCCGTGCGGAGCACTCAGCGTTCGCGTCAACGCCACTTGACCGTGGTTTTCAGGATTCACCACAGCCAAGAACGAAGACCGGCTGGCGGAAACGACAGCTCGCCGCGAGAAGCCGATCTGCGCGAACGCCACCAACGTCGAAAGGAAAAAGACATGAAGGACATTCAACAGTTCAATTTCAAAGGCAATCAGCTTCGCACCCTCACCGACAATCAGGGCGAACCGTGGTTCGTAGCCAAGGACGTGTGCGATATCCTCAACATCGACACAAATCATCTTCGTGATGCGCTTGATGAAGACGAAATCACAAACCTCCGTAATTCGGAGGTTTGGAATCAGCCCGGACGAGCACCCCTTATCATCAGCGAACCCGGCCTGTACAAGCTCATTATGAGAAGCCGCAAGCCGGAAGCCAAGGAGTTCCAGCGCTGGGTCACTCACGAGGTGCTACCGCAGATCCGCAAGACGGGTGGTTACATTCCTACGACCGACGTGGATGATGATATGACCATCCTCGCCAAGGCCGTGATGATTGGCCAGCGCACGATGGAAGAGCAGAAGCGGCGCATCGCATCGCAGGAATCCCGCATCAGGGAATTGGAGCCGAAGGCCTTGTTTGCTGACGCGGTTGCCGCTTCGGACGGCACGTGCTTGGTGGGCGAACTGGCGAAGATGCTCCGCCAGAATGGTTTGGATATTGGCCAGAACCGGCTGTTCAGACTGCTTCGTGATGACGGTTTCCTTGGCAAGTCCGGTGCGAACACGAACGTACCCACGCAGAAGGCGATGGAACTAGGCCTGTTCCGTATCAAGGAGACTGCGGTAACGCATTCGGACGGCCACGTGACGATCAGCCGCACACCGAAAGTCACTGGCAAGGGTCAGAGGTATTTCATCAACCGTTATGGCCTGAAGCATGATGCCTGAGCGCCTGCTGACCCCGCTTCAGGCCGCACGGTTTCTTGGTGTGAGTCCTCGAACCCTTGCGAATTGGCGGAGTCGCGGTGGTGGCCCACGGTACACGAAATTGGGGGTTCCGCCACCGCAGGGCAGGCAGGATAGGCGGCCGGTGCGCTACAGGCTACACGACTTGGAAACGTTCGGCACACAGCTCTCAAGGACGGAGGCGAGATGAAAACCCACCTGCCAACCAACATTTTCATTCCCGGCGCCAGACTCCGCAGTCAACCGGAATTGAAAGGGTCAAGGGTCAGCCATCACGAGCCGCCCACCCTGAGCGAGCAAGGCATCGACATTGACCGATTCATCACAGACAACGAGGAGGAGATCAGCAGAATGCGAGGTGAAATCCAGTGAAAGACGAATCCGAAGAAACCGATTGGACGGATTTGCGGCTGACATCGCCAAGCTCCGTGCGCACAGGCCGCAAGACCCCATGCCACGGTTAGGCAGGCAAGGAAAACCAGCCGAAAACAAGCCAAGGAAGGAGAAGCCGGTGAGAGACGTCATGCATCCGAGCGACAAGACCTGCGAAGCATGGTCGAAACTCACACCGAACCGGCTCACCGACGAACAAGCCAAAGCCGTCTCCGACTGGCAGGAAATCCGCACGACCCGCAAGCAAAGGGAAGCGCAAGGCGAACGCACACGACAGCGCATCCTCCGCTACTGGACGCAATTCATGATCCTGAACGACCGTCAGCCAACCCTCCGCGAAGCCAAGGCCGCATTGCACATCAGCAACGGCGCCCTAACCCGCCATCTGGAAAAGCTCCGCAAGGAAAACAAGCTCCCCGCCGCACGCAAACCGGGCGGCATGAAAACCACAGGAAAGGAAACCATCATGACCGACAAGAAACCAACCACCGCCGAAAACGACAAGGCCAACGAGAAGACCGGAGCCGAAGACTACAAGGACTACGGTAATCCAGTCCGTCAGCTCGAACGGTACATCACCATTCTTGACGACTTCGCCAACGAAACCATCCGCATCCGCCGCGCCTCCTATGAGGCAATCAAAAATGACGATTGCTTCGTTTTCGCCGAACACGACTTCCTCAACGACATCCTGAAAACCCGCAGAAGCATGACCGCACTACTCAAGGCACTCAAGGCAAAGGAAAACCAGCAATGACCGCATACCAACCAGTGCTTGACCCTGCCTGCGGTGGGCGCATGTTCTGGTTCGACAAGGCTGACAGCCGTGTGCTCTTCGGTGACGTGCGCGACGAAACTTGGGAACTATGTGACGGACGCAGGTTCGATGTCAAGCCGGACATGCTGATGGACTACCGTGATCTGCCATTCCCTGACGAGACATTCCGCATGGTCGTGCTCGACCCACCGCACCTGCGCAATGCGGGAGAGACGAGCTACATGGCACAGAAATACGGATGCCTCGATCAAGAGACATGGCGAACCGACATCAAGACCATGTTCGCCGAATGTTTCCGTGTCCTGAAAGAGCATGGCGTGCTGATTTTCAAATGGAATGAGACACAGATACCCGTCTCTCAGATTCTCAAACTTACCACGTGCAAGCCGCTTTTCGGCAACAAGCAGCCGAATCGCACTGGAACACATTGGATTGTTTTCATGAAGGAGATCGACCATGAGTGAAGAATTCGATTTCAGCAACACGAGGCCGGACGAACTGCGAGCCATCATCATCGCCAGCACGATCATCGACAAGCGCAACAGCGCCCTGCTCAAAGCCGCGAAAGCCGCGTGGGCGAAAGACCATGACGGCGGAGACATCGAAGACTGCAACTTCAACGGCATGGACGCCGGCACCATCACCTTGACCAGAGGCGGCGACGGTGGCTACGCAGTGAAGGACCCGCTCGCCTACGCGGACTGCCTGCACGACATGAAGGAACCATTGGCGGGCGGCCGGAATTCATGGGAGCAGAGGAATTATCCGAAGCCGGAAGCCATGACCGACGAATTCCTTGAAAACCTGATCCGCGCCCACGGCGGCGAACTGCCACCCGGAGTCGAATATAAGCCGGGCCGTCCGCAAACCGTCACATTGCGGTTGCCGCGCGGATTCGTCAACAAGGCATTCCAAGCCGACCAAATCGCCAATACCCTCAAACTCTTGGAAGGAAACAACAGTAATGAGCAGTGATCTCGTACTCACCAAAGATCAGAACAATTTCACCGAACAGCAGATGGCCGCACTTCAGGCCCTCGGCGTGGAAAACGCAAGTCAGGGAGACCTGATGCTGTTCCTCAATCAGGCGCAACGTACCGGACTCGACCCATTCTCGAAGCAGATCTACATGATCGGCCGCCGCACCAAGGTCAACGATCAATGGGTGACCAAGCAGACCATTCAGGTCGGTATCGACGGTTTCCGTCTGATCGCCCGACGTGCCGCCGATGCCAGCCACGAACGCTACAGCGCGCCGGACATTCTCTGGTGCGACCCTAAAGGCGGCTGGCATGATGCTTGGATCTGGGATACGCCACCGGTGGCCGCGAAGGCGACGATCGTACGCGGCGAAGGCCAATTCTCAGCCGTCGCCCTCTACCGCGAATACGTCGGCACGCGCTTCGACAAGACGACCGGCAAGCAGGTGCCGAACAGCATGTGGTCTTCCAAACCGGCATTGATGCTCGGCAAGTGCGCCGAAGCATTGGCATTGCGCAAGGCTTTCCCGATGGAATTGAGCGGCCTGTACACGGCGGACGAAATGAGTCAGGCCGACAACATGCAGACGGTACCGGCAACCGTCGTGGAAGACCAGCCAGTCCAACCGACACAGCAGATGGCATCCAAAGCACAGGCCGACGCAATCAACGGTCTGCTTCACGAGTGTGGCGTGGACTCGGCAGACATGGCGCAATTCGTATTCCATGCTCATACCGGATTGTCCGGCATCACGTCGGCTACACAGCTCAGCCGGATTGATGCCGAAAACTTGACTGCCAGCAAGGACGTGCTCAAACAGCGCACCTTGCAGGCCATCGAAGAATACCGCAAACAGCATCAGCCGGAAGAAGCGTCTGAAGAGAAGAAGGAGGCATGATGGCAGGCGAAACCATTCTCACGATCATTGGCAATCTGACCGGCGAGCCGGAAACCCGCACTACGAGCAAGGGTGATGCCGTCTGTAATTTCAGCATTGCCGCCACGCCCCGCACGTTCAACCGTCAGACGAACCAGTGTGAGGACGGTCAGGCATTGTTCATGCGTTGCACCGCATGGCGGGACATCGCCGCGCACTGCGCCCAAACATTGCATAAGGGTATGCGGGTGATTGCGCAGGGTCGTTTGCAACAGCGCACCTATCAGGCCAAGGATGGCACGAATCGTACCGTCGTGGAGATGCAGGTGGATGAAATCGGCCCATCCCTACGTTACGCGACGGCTCAAGTGGCGAGAATCCAGCATGTGAACGGTGGTCAGAACATGGCTCAGGCTCCGGCTCAACAGCCGGTGGCGGGTGGTTGGGGTGCGCCAGCCGACCCGTGGGGCGCACCAAGCGGAGAGGATGAATTCTAATGAGCAATCCTCCGAAGCAGAAGGGTACGAAGTTCGAGACTGCAACCGTCCGATACTTGCGTTGGGCGGTGCAGGACGAGCGTATCGACCGCATGGCATTGCACGGCACCAACGACACCGGCGACATCACCGGAGTCCTCTTCTGGGGCCACAAGGTGTGCGTCGAATGCAAGGACACGAAAAAGCCGGACTATACGGCACACTATTCCGAACTCACGGAAGAAATGAGCCACCTCAACACTGAATACGGTGTCCTGATTCAGCATCGCAAGGGCCTCGGACTGGAACACATGGACGGCCAGATGGCGATAATGAGCCGCGACATGCTCTACCGGTTCACGGCCCCCTTCGCCACGTCGCCCATCCCGGAGGTCGTGCAGACGATGGCCGAACCACTCAACGTCAAAGGCAAGCCGCTCGTGTGGATTCCCCTGCGCCTGTTCGCCTTCCTCTTGAACGATCTGCTACCGCTCGGCCCAGACAACGAAAGCGAGGTGTGAAGATGGGGCATTATGTCGGATACAACATTCGCGGTCACGTCTACACGGCTCCGCAGATGATGGCCCTGCGCCGCATCATCTCAGGCCATCAGATTGGCGAGGGTAGCGGCCCGCGACGCACCGTCAACGTCTTGAAACGCGAAGGCGTAGTCATGGAACCACAGCTCGGCACATTCCAAGCTACCGAGTTCGGCAGGCAAGTTGCGGCCATCGCCGACCATCGGGATGCCATGCCACCGCAAACCGAATCCTCGAACCGCATCGTCACTCAACATCTCAATGAATTCTGGGATTACCTCTACAGCCATCCGAAAACCTATCCGTATGAGCCTCCGAAACTGAAGGTCGTGTGTGAAAGGAGCCGCAATGCTTGACGGATTCACCACACCATTGCAATTCCGCCAATGTCCCGAATGCGGACATTGCGCAACAGGCCCCGATAGGTGCCCACGAGCGCAGAATCCGCGCTTGGACTGCAAATACAGGAAACAGAAAAACAAGCAACTGGCAGACATGCTCAAACGAAAGATGGGACGATGACCAGCAAGCAGATTGGGAACTATCCGGTCAACATCCGCCTCAGCGTCGATGGCCGTATTTTCGGGGACATCGACATCAAAGTGCCGGTCCGCGTCAACCCGAACGCGCGTATTAGCTTCTCGCCTTGCGGACTTGAACAATACGGACTCGGACAAGTGGAGCTGCGGGGCAACCTGCCGCGCAATTTCGACAAAATGGTGCGTGAGACATTCATCGAAGCAATGAAGGCATTGGAAGAATCCCTCAAGGAGAACTGAAATGAACATCAAGTCCACGGTATATGAGAACACGATTGGCATTGAACTCAGCCCAGATGATTTTCATGCCATGAACCTCTCGCCGAGAGCCGTCATAAGCTTTTCCGGCGGCATATGCGTGCTCGTACCCACCAAGACCGCCATCGCACTGCGTGACAAGCTCAACGACTTCTTCCCACCGGAACCGGACGAACCAAAGGAACCCGGCTACTACGCCACTCAACAAAATCTGTTGCTTGAGAAGGATGAGGTCGGGGACTGGAGCACATTCGGCGAATTCTCCCAGTGGGAGAATGGCGAACGCTTCACGAAGGATTGGGGCATCGTATGCGAAACCCTTGGTGATGAAGCATTCCCGCTCACCAAACTCAATACCGGGGAGGAGCACTGACATGCAGTTCGATTACAGTCTGATCGACGAACAGTTGGTCATCACCGACCCGAAAGACTTCCACTACAATTGCGACGAGCACCCCGTTGACGGTGACAAACTCATCATCGACATGCCAACGGACGAGATCAAAGCGTTGCGTGACTATCTCGATACGGAACTGGAACGATATCAGGCGACACGACGCAGAATAATCCCGAAGGAACCACCAGCGAACGGCTTCTACACAACCGGCAACGGAATCAGCATCCTCCATAACGAGAACGGATTCTGGTCAGTCTTCGACACTTCGGACGGCATGGCTCACGTTGAACGAGCAAGATGGGCTGAAGCATGCGAATGTCTCGAGGCAGACATGTTAGCTGAACCACTCACGCGCATCATGCCAATCGATTTCAAAGGCGGTGCGAAATGAGCTTCGACACGCATGTGTTCGTCCGTCCGAAATGCGACTATCCCGGCTGTCGGGCTCGATGGGATGGCGTCGAATACGACTGGATTTACGACGAATTCGATGCGACAGAGAAAGTCGAGGAAGGCGAAGATTGGATTTGCCTTTACGACGATGATGACCGTCCACGTTTCTTTTGCTCGATTCATACGGGCGGAAGCTATTTCGGCGAAGATGACACGAGCTTGCAACCATCAAACGTGGAACTACTCGACCACTACCGCGACGTTCTCACTTCGCAACCCCTGCCCGCACCGGAATGCGAGGATACGATACTCGCCGTCCTGAAAGGAGAAACACAATGAGCGGACGCAAGGAAATCATCGCAACCCACACTGCGGACGTCCACAACGACCCACAGTACATCCAATGCAAAGGATGCGACAAGGCATGGAACGGCTCGGACGCGTGGGCGAACTTCGGACGACACATCGATGAGCTTCTCGCAGAGATGCCAAAGAATCCGAAGGAAGCCATCATCAACGTGCTCGCAGACCATCTAGGCAATCCCAGCGACCGCAACACATGGGACTGGTATCTGGATGTCACCCTCAATGATCAGGGGCGCATCGTATGCGGCTGCGGATGGAAGGCGGACAATGTGGTCGACATCGACGAATGGCGGAACCACATGGCCGACGCCATCATCGACGAACTCGAAAAAGTACCGGAAGGAGAAGCGGAATGAGCGAGGACAAGAAGGCCATGCGACGACTCCGTATCCTCAAGTGGGTGCTCGTCACAATCCTTATGCTCTGCCTGGCCGACATCGGATGCTACGCCGTCCTCGGCATGGTAGGCAAGTTCAAAGCTGACTGGCTCAGCGCCATCATGGATGTGGCATACCTCCTGATCTGGCCGACCATCATGCGATTCATCTGGCAGATAGACAAGGACGAGTGATGAAGTGGAATCCATACGGATGGCACTTCGCCTGTTCGCACTGCGGCAACACGGTATCCAGCAACCGCATCGACTGCCCCTACTGCGGACAGAACATCTGGCTCGGATATTTGCCAAGCGAATACACGGAATCAATCAGGAAAACGAAAGGAGGAAACGATGCGGATCAGGACGACTAGGCCGGAATACTACACCAGTCCGACGGTTGGCGAAATGAGCTGGGATGCACGGCTCGTCTTCCACCACCTGTGGAGCTACGTTGAGGACAATGGCGTGAACTACGACAGCCCGAAACTAATCAAGAGCATGTGCATGCCTTACGACTGCGATCAGGTCGTATCCCGCATCGAAGCCGCGCTGGACGAATTGGAAAAGCTGGATTGTGTCATCCGATACGAGCGGGACGGACATCGCCTACTGTTCCTTCCCGGCTTCAGGAAGTGGCAGAAAGTCCCACATCCGGGCGCCTGCCACTTCCTCCCGCCGAACGGATACGACAAGCAAGGCTACCCAGTCTCTCACGAGGATTCATGCGACTCTCATGAGAGTCTCACGACTAGTACTGAGAGTCTCACGACTAGTCGTGCCTTTAGTAGTAGTAGTAGGAGTAGTAGTAATAAGAAAGAAGAAGAAAATAAATTTTCTTCTTCCAAAGAAAAAACCGATCTTGCCGCCTTCCAGACCAACCGCGAACGCGCCCACGCCAACAGCGAGATCATCAAAGCCTACCCCGACCTTGACCTGTCGGATTCCTGGAATGCTTTCACGACCCACCATTATGGCGAGACTCGCACGGTCACGGACTGGTGCCGCCAGTGGAAGGGCTGGTGTGAACGCCGCGCGAAAATGAGCGGGATTCCACCCTCGAAGCCACACAAGCATTCATGGCAATGCGACCACGTGCTAGCCCAGTTGGGCCGCACGTTGGAAACCGCACAGCCAGACCAAACCGCCTGCGCTCTCGCAGACCAACTCAACAAGGAGAACCAATGAGCGAACAAGGCGAGAAGCCGACCATTGAGGAAGTGATCGACTACTGCACATTATGTCTCAAAGGCGCACAGTATCAGATTCGCAAAGCCGAAACGGAAAACTGGCCGCACGACCTCTCCAGCTTCCACGGAGCTAGGCACGCATTCGAATCCGTCATCGACTTCTGCCATGGGAAAAACGACTTCGATGTCTACCTGCACCAACGCAACAAGAAAGGAAACAACAATGGCAACGAACGTCACCCAGCAAGACAAGACGCTGCGCAAGCAGATGGAATGGCTCGACCGTCAGGAGAAGGCCACGAGAATCAGGCGATTCTTCGACGTGAATCGTGACCCACTGCTGGTGTCCTACCGTCGAGGAATGGAAAACGCATACCACACCACGCTAGAGCATTGCCGCTCCCTGCTTGGCTATTCCGGTTCGATGCCTACGGAAGTGCCAAACCAAAGCGAGGACGCAAAATGATCTACCTCATCGTAGCCAATCAAATCATGGAAGTACTGACCGACATGGACGAAGCACTCGAACAGGCCCGCCATTACGCGCCGAAAGTTGGCGACATCACAGTCGCTGACATGGCGACCGGCAGAAAACTGATAGTCACAGCCGACGGCAAAGCCATCGACATGGATGCGAACATGAGGGCGGTGAACAGGTGAGCAAGAAGTTCAAAGTCGTGACAGTGTTTTGGTCAGCAATAGAAAGTAGCAAATGTGCCTTATCGCTTCAGAATGTCGATAGGCTCGAAACCCTCTTGAACGACGGGTTCAGGATAGTACGAGAGAGCAGTATGAGCAGCCTGAGTGGTGTGAGTGACACCACATTCGGCACCACATTCGTAGGCATACCGGCATCAATCGTTTACATTCTCGAAAAGGAAAGCGAGGATACGGAATGAGCCGCACGGATACCACTGCAATGCTGTCCGAACTGGTGGAGAAGCGTTTGAACAATCGCGTGAGCTTCTGGGCGAGCGAAGTCAACTTCGACTTGGGAACGCCGAACAACCGGCGTATCGACTACGTGGGATTCAAACCATTCACCCCCGGTTACGTACTCATGCCTGCAAGCGTGGAATTAGGACGGTTTGAGTGCTATGAGGTCAAGTCCTGCATGGCCGACTTCAATTCAGGGCACGGATTGACCTTCTATGGTGACGTAAACTATCTCGTCACTACACGGGAACTAGCCGAAGAATTGCGCGTCACCTACCGACTGCCGCGCGCCATCAATCAGGTACTCACTCCGTCCAAGAAGGGCGACAAGCTCGTACCGCTCTTCGACGTGTCCGGCAAATGCCCATCCTACAGGTGCCGTGCGGCAAGTGAAATGTTGTACGCGATGATTGAAGCGAACGGAAAGAGAACGAAATGAGAAGCAAGCGAGACATTCCCGTCGCCCTCACTATCGCAGCTCCGCTAATCGCCGTCGTGATACTCATTATCGCCATCATTCTTGGCACCTACGTGTCGGAACACACTCAAACCGTCATCCTGCATTCCGATACCGGCGACTACGCATGCACGGTATCGCCACTCGACACCACACCGCACAACTGCAAACCAATCGAGGAAGCGAAATGATACAGCACATTCGGCGCATCCTAGCCATGCCGGTCATCATCCTGCTCTATTTGGCACTGCTCGTCATCGAATGGTGGGAACGATGACCTACCAGCTTCTCAGCGACACTGGCGGCAGTCTAGGCGAGGATTATCAGACTCTCGCCATCGCCATCGCCTTTGCGAAAACAGCCAACGGCATGCTCGGTATCCCAGTCCACATCATCGACGTGGACGACGAGGAAGAAATCATCACGATAGGAGGCACACATGAGTGACGAGGAACTGCAGACCATCTGGCGGCAAAGCATCGACCATTACGGCAGACAGTTGCAGTCAATCGTCTGCATGGAGGAATGCGCGGAACTCGTGCAGGCGATCAGCAAAAAGTTGCGTGACCCCACGTCACCCAACGACCATCTGGCCGAAGAAATGGCCGACGTAATCATCTGCCTACACCAGTTGAAGATGATGTACGGCATCACAGACGATGCCATCAGCGACCGGATGGAAGCCAAAACCATACGACAAGCGAAACGAATGGAGGAATCCTAATAGGCGCTCATGCTCACTAAAACACAAAAAGACCAAGCACACCGACTAGCCGCCAACAAAATCGACTGGCACGACATCGCACGAATCCTCCAAATCCCGTATCCGATAATCGCAAACGAACTAGGAGAACAGCCTCGTGAAATGCCCCACCTGCGGAACACAAATCAAGCCAACCAGTTGGATTTGTGGTAACTGCCAAAAAGACTACTGGAAGATGATATACATGCTCGGACATGAGCAACTGCCAGCCCTGCACAGCCTCAGCCTCAAACAAGCCAGAATCGGCAAACGCACCCGCACGCCAAGCACCGGTTACGCACCCCTCCCACTCGACCAACACAGCCTCGACCTCATCGACGCAAGCAGCCAATGGCTCGCCGAAACCGCAGGCAAAATCAACACAGCCTACGCCAACCTGCGTTGGGACAAGGCATGGAAGCGAATACTCGCCAGCCGGCACACAGTCCTCAACATGCCAACCATCGAAGACGACTACCGGCAACTGCAACGCATCATCCGACGCAACAACCAAGCCCTCACACCACCGGAAGACATGATACTGATCGGCACATGCCCACACTGCCAACGGCAACTCCAAGCCCCGCCAGATGCACTCACGGCAACATGCACGTGCGGTGGAGAATGGCCAGTCCCAGCCATCAAAGCCGAACGAGACCGCAAACTATGGGAACTGCAAATCACCGGCACACCAGCAGATGCAGCCAACGAACTCAAACGCTACGGCCTGCAAGTCTCACGCAACCTCATAAGCCAATGGCTCCGCAGAGGCAAGTTGCACGCCACGCCGACAAACATCAAGAACCAGTATGCCTTCAACCTAGGAGAACTCGCCGCCCAGCTTGACTGTCACCGATAAAATGGTATACTGACGTACGTCAGTACGAGATAATCGGAACTGAACTGAGAATTAGCAAGCCCTGAGCAACCAAACTCGGGGCTTTACTATTAGCTGATCCACAAGCTGTGGAAACAGTCTCCGGAGCCGTCCAACCAAGGGCGACCCCAGCAATAGTCCCCGCCCATTCAGGCGGGGCACACGCTTCGGCCCGGCAGGCAAGTAGGGCTCTTCTCCTCTCTTGGTTCTCTCCCTACCACTGGTCCGACCCCAGTACGAAGCACCCACGAGAAAGCGAACACACCATGAACGAAACCCTCAAGGAAATCGCACACCAACTCACACGCATCGCAGACCAACAAGAACAAGCCACCATGCAAATCACCCGGGAGGATGCCCTGGAAGCATGGGGCATGCGAATCTACGAAGGGGAATACCTCACCGCCCTCACCAAGCTCGGCATCCAAATCGTAGACTAACCAACATGCCGACAAGACCACAAGCACGATGCACCTTCACAGGATGCAAAAACAAAGCAGTCAACCAAGGCCGATGCGACCAACACCAACGCAAACCATGGCAAAACAAGTCAGCCCACACACGCGAACGCAGCCAGCATCGCACCGAATGGAACCACATACGCAACCTCCGACTCAAACTCGAACCAAACTGCCGAAGATGCAACCACAAAGGCACAAACGTAGACCACATCACACCAGTCGGAGCAAACGGAGCATTCCTCGACATCAACAACACACAAACCCTCTGCGACCAATGCAAAACCATCAAAGACCAAGAAGACCGAAGGAACTACCCCCAGATATTCCACTAAGGGGAGGGGCGTTCCGAAAGTTCAAGGGGGTGTGCCAAAAGCGCGCCGCCGAAACTCTCTTTCGCGCGTCTGAGGTTTTCAGGGCCTAACCACACGACGGAAGGAGCAGGTTATGGGACTTCGCGGCCCTCAGAAAACGCCACTCCAGCTTAGGGTCATCAATGGTCGAGGCCCCGATCGGGATGCTGGCGGCAGGAAGATCTCTGACGATGACGCAGGGTTCGAGCATAAGGCGCCCACAGTTCCCAGCTGGCTGTGCGGCGAGGCATTGAATACATGGCGACGCTTGGTGCCGAAATTGGCGGCATTGGGATTGTTGAAGCCGGAGGATAGGGATGCTCTCGTAGCCTACTGCACCGCCGTGGCATCATTGCGCAGTGCGCAGGAGTGCATTAACGCGGAAGGCGTGCTGATCGAGACGGAGCGTGGCGCACGCAAACTTAATCCGGCGTTCACGGTACTGACCCAATCGCAGAATACGATTCGTGCGTTCGCGCACGAGTTCGGGCTGACACCGGCAAGCGAATCGAATGTTGCGGGAAAGGCGGAGGGAAAGGATGAAGAATACAACCCGTTCGCCTGAACTGCCGGACGTTGAAACGTTGGAACGGTTGAAGATCAGCCCAGAGGTGGCCTGGTACTGCCTCAAGCGTGGTATGGAACTGCCGGAGGAATGGCAGGTGCCGAAGATCAAGACGCCCGAACCCCGCAACGTCGAGGGTGCCGTGTTCGACCCGACACGGGTCGATAAGGTGCTGCTGAGCTTCCACACGTTGCGTCATACTCAGGGTAAGTGGGCTGGCAGGCCGCTTGACCCTGACCCGTGGCAGTTGGTGTGGATATTGGCGCCGGTGTTCGGTTGGGTGCGGAAAAATGCTGATGGGCAGATGGTGCGCATCATCCGCGACCTGTACGTTGACGTGCCTCGAAAGAACGGCAAGTCAACGCTTTCAGGCGGCGTTGCCGTGTATATGCTTGGCGCGGACGGGGAGCCGGGCGCGCAGGTCGTGTGCGCCGCATCCACGGAACATCAGGCCGGCTTCGTCTTCCAGCCGATCAAACAGCTCGTGGAGAAGACGCCAGCCTTGAAAGGCGTGATGACGGCGCATCAGAAGCGCATCGTGCACAACCGTTCCGGCAGTTACATGGAAGTCATCAGCTCTGCGGCTGATGCGGCGCACGGCATGAACCTGCACTGCTTCATCGTCGATGAACTTCACGTGCATAAGACGCCCGATCTGGTGCGCACGTTGGAAACCGGTCGAGGCTCCCGTACTCAGCCTTTAGGTGTGCGTATCACCACGCCTGACGACGGCAAGAGCAACACCATCTACGACCAGACCCGTAAGTACGTCGAACAACTGGCCGCTGGCACCATCAGCGACGACACCTATTATGGTGTGGTTTGGGGTGCTGAAGAGACCGATGACCCGTTTTCCGTCGAAACGCAGATGAAAGCCAATCCGGGCTATGGGAAAAGCCCGAGCGCCGAATATCTGGCGTCGCAGGCGAATCAGGCGAAGAACTCGCCGGCACAGCTCGCCAGCTACCTCCGCCTGCACTTAGGCATTCGCACGAAGCAGTCCGAACGGTTCCTGACATTGGAATCCTGGGATCGCAACTGCGGTGCCGAATACACGTCGGCCGACCAGATGTCCGAAGCCTACAAGGGCCGCACCTGCTATGGCGGCTGGGATTTAGGCGCAGTCTCCGACTTGACTGCTTGGGCGTTGCTGTTTCCCGATGATTCTGACGGCTACGACGTGCTGATGCGGTTCTGGGCGCCAGAGTCCGATCTGCCCGCATTGGATAAGCGTACGGCTGGCATGGCATCCGTATGGGTGCGAGACGGCTGGCTGACCCTGACGCCCGGCGATGTCACCGACTATGGCTACGTCGAGAAGCGTATCCTGCATGATCTGGACTTTTTCGACGTGCAGACCATCGGCTATGACCCGTGGAACGCCACTCAGGTGGCGAACGACTTGCAGGAGGCCGGTCTGGACGTTGACCGGCTGACCATCGTAAGGCAGGGCACGAAGACGTTGAGCCCGGTGCTCAAGGAGATGCAACGGCTCTTGCTGACCGGCACCAAGGAAGCGCCCTTGTTCCGTCATCATGGCAATCCGGTGCTCCGCTGGAATGTGGACAATCTGGCCGTGAAAACGGACACGAATGGGAACGTGCAGCCGGATAAGCAGAATTCCGGCGACAAGATCGACGGCGTGGCCGCCGTGTTGAATGCGCTGAGTGAAGCCCTATCAAGGCCTGCGCCGAAAAGGAGCATTTATGAAGAGGAAAGCCTTTTTGCTTGACCTGATCCAGATGGTCTTGGAAACCATCGGTCTCGTGTTCATTGTCGTTGGCTGTTTTCTGATCTGGACTCCGCTCGGCTGCATTGCTACCGGGGTGATTGTCTTGCGATTGGCGAAGGTGGTGCGTGAATGAGCTTGCTTTTTAAAGGAAGCGGTAGCGTCATCGACTTTTCTGGCAAGGCTGGGGCGACGGTTACCGGCCCTTGGCCTGTGGTCGATGCTGGCGTGCCGTTGACCAGCGGCCCCCGCGCCTTCGAAATCTATTCGACCCAGCCGAGTGTGCGCAAGGTCGTGGAATTCATCGCGCGGAACGTCGCCCGAGTGCACATTCAGGCATTCGAAGGCGAACCGTACGGCAAGCGTAAGATGCTCGCCGAAGGCCCCCTGTATCAGATGGTGAATCATCCGAATCCAGCCAATGGGACGAGCATGTACCGGCTGATTCATGACATCGTGGCCGATCTGATGCTGTTCGACCGATTCCTTGTCCGATATGAGGGTGCTGGCGGCACGCTGACCCGACTTTCAACCGCACAATGGCGATTCCACAGGCAACCGGGCACGATCGACGAAGTGGACGGCTTCACCACCACAGACCCAACCAGCACGCCCGAAGGCTACGTCCGATTCGATGATGACGGAGACCACGGCTATTTCTGGGATAAGGGGTACGGCGGCTATGAGGGTGTCAGCCCGATGCTGACTTTGCAGCAGACGTTGGACGAGCATACCGAAGCCGTGAAATGGCGCCGCCAACTCTGGAAGCATGGCCTGCGCATGCCCGGCTACTGGAGTCAGGATTTGACCGAGGCCGCGCTAAGTCCCGACGCGCGAAAACGCTTGCAAACCGAACTGGGCAATTGGATTGACGGCGGCGGCAAGGAAGGCGAAAGCCCTATCCTACGCGGCATCACCTATCAAAAAGTCGGCGCGGAATTCACGCCGAAGGATGCGCAGGAAGTCGAAGGCCGCACCTTGAGTGACATCGAGGTGGCGTCGGCCTATCAGGTGCCGCCTGAAATGGTCGGCGCCCGAGAAGGCAAATACGCGACACAGCAGGCGTTCCGCGATGCCCTCTACCGTGAAACCCTCGGTCCCTTGTTCGAGCAGTTGCAGGGCGCTTTCAACGAACAGATATGCTCCCGCTTCTTCAAAGGCCAATTCATCGAATTCAACATCGAGAGCGCCTTGCGCGGCAGCTTCATCGATGACGCACAAGTGACATCATCTGCCGTTGGCGGCCCATGGATGAGCGTGAACGAGGCACGCGCCGATCATGGTCTCGCTCCGAAGGGCCCGGACTATGACGAAATCCTAACTCAGCTCAACACGGTGCGTGGCGGTGGCACTCAGGCCAGTCCGCATGATAGCGGCTCTCAGAATCTTGGAGGTGCGAATGCATAAGGAAGGTGAACGGCCGCCTGAGAAGCGGCGCATGACCTTGCGTACGAAGTCGGAGGTCATGGGACTGGGTGGTGACAAGTCGTTGGGCGAAGGCAAATTCACTGCCGTCGTATCCACTTTCGACGTGGTGGATTCGCAAGGCGACGTGATGAAACCTGGTGCCTTCGATGATTCCATTGCGAAATTCCAAGCGGGCACGGTGATACCGATTCTGTTCGCCCATAAGTGGGATGACCCGCAGGCGAATATCGGCGTGATTACCGGCATGCGACAGACTGCGACCTGCTTGGAGATCGATGGCCAGCTTGATTTGAGCAGTCCGAACGGCTTGCAGTGTTTCAAACTGCTTAAGGATGGTCGAATCCACGAGTTTTCGGTTGGCGGTGACGCCCACTACGGCCCGTCAATTGATCAGGCGCATGGCGATTGTGTCTGGTCAATCGAGAAGTTTGACCTGTGTGAGGTCAGCCTGTGCTTGCGGGGTGCGAATCCCGAGACGCGATTGGTCAGCACCAAGAGCGATGACCCGCCGAACGATACCGGCCAGCCTACTGAAGGCTCCGAACCAGACGGTTCGGGGCCTTTTTCAATGCAATTCGACCGCGACGAACTCCGCAACCTCATTCGTGAGGTCATGCACGAAGAACAGTCACAGGCCGAACCTGCCGAACCAGCCGATTCGACGGAAATTGCAAGTTTGCCCGATTTGACCGCGTGGGCGGCGGAAATGGAAACACAGCTCATTAGCGAAGGAGATTCAGACATGAGCATGAAACAGGAATTGCAGGACGCCCTCACACGCGTGAAGGCCATTGCCGCGACCGCGCAGGGCGAAGGCCGCGCATTCACCACGGAGGAAAACGACGAGATCATTGCCCTCCGCGCGAAGGCCGACGACCTGAAAGCACGCATCGCCAAGGAGCATGAAGCCTCCGAAGCATTGAAGAGCATGCTCGCCAAGTCCGAACCGTCCGACGACGTGTCCGGCAAGACCATCGTCGCCAAGAGCATCGGCGAAGCATTCGTAAACACCGACGCCTACCGCGCATTCAAGTCGGCTACCACGCCCGACCGCACGCCGGTGCGTATCGCCAAGAGCCAGATCCGTGTCAAGTCCGACCCGAATCCGATCAGCACCGCACTGCCGGGCGCCGTCAACCCGACCGTCCTGCCGGGCTACACTGACCTCACCTATCCGACGCCGAACGTTTTCCTCGGCCTCATCACCCGCGGCTCCACCAATAGCGGGTACGTCAAGTACCGTCAGCTGATTTCCGTGACCAACAAGGCTGCGGCGGTCAAGGAAGGCGCGGTGAAGCCGCTGTCCGAGCTTGGCACGCAGATGGCCGAGGCGAAGGAATGGACGTGCGCTGACGGTTTCAAGGTCACCAATCAGGAACTGCACGATGACGGCATCATCAGCACGCTCATCAATCAGACCCTGATGCGCAATCTCAATGAATACCTTGAGAAGACCATTCTCAACGGCGATTCCAACACCGATGTCGCCCAGAAGGGCATTCTGAACACCACCGGCACTCAGCAGGTGGCCTTCGACACGGACATCTTCAAGACAGCACGTCATGCGAAGCGCGTCCTGTCCGCGATCGGCACGAACATTCAGGCCATCGTCCTGAATCCTGAGGATAACGAGACCATCGACCTGATGCAGGACAAGCAGGGCCGCTACTTCGGACAGGGCCCGTTCTCGATGGGGCCGAACATGCTGTGGGGCATCCCGCGCATCGAATCTCAGGCCCTGCCGAAAGGCACCGCCGTCATGGGCGACTTCAGCACCGTGCAGCTGCTCAACTACGTGCCGCTCACCATCGAAGCGTTCAACCAGAACGAGGACGATGCTCGCCACAACCTGACCTACGTGCGCGCCGAGGAACGCAACATGCTGTTCATCCGCGAACCGAAGCGTCTCGCCGTGGTCAAGCTCGCCGCAGCATCCGGATCCGAATCTCACTGATCGGAGGTGAGTGATGGCCGACGACAATCTTGAGCCGTTGGCTTCCATCGCCGATCTTGCCGTCAAGACCGGGGCCAGCACGGACGACGAGAAACTGAAGCTCGCGCTCCGTCTGGCCTCCGGTCGTTTCCGTGAGCAGACCAATAATCCGATCAGCATGGTGACTGAAACCGTGGTCTTGGATTCGGACGGCGGCAGGGCATTGACCTTGCCTTGCCTGCCGGTGCGGGACGTTTCCGAATTGCAGATCGACGGCGAGACCGTCTCGGATTTCGAATGGTCTGCAATGGGCGCGATTCGTCTCGACCGTCCGATTCCAAACCGTTGGCGGAGCGTGCAAGTCACCTACAAGCACGGCTATGACCCGGTTCCGAAAGGCGTGCAGGATGTCGTGCTCGAGCAGGCGGCGGCCATCTACCAGATGCTCCCCGGCGTCGTCTCGTACACGACAGGGGCGGAACAACGCACCTATTCCACCGCTTTGACGGTCGGTACGACGGCTCAATGGGCGGCGATGGTAGCCCGATACAAGGTGGACTGACATGGCGGCAGATGGAATCCACGGATACGCCCTGACGATCATCACGAGGGTCGTGGACGGCGAGACGGACGAATACGGCCAACCGCAATACACGACCCGCAAAACCGTGCTGGAGGGCTGCAACGTGCAACCCGTGGCAGTCACCGACTTGCCGCTGTTCGAGGATGCGAACCATTTGCCGCAGTGGAAGTGCTTCAGCCACGAAGGCGACTTGGTGGCACGACTTCTGACCGGCGATTCACGAATCGAATGGGATGGTCGAACCTTCCAACCGGCTTCCGCCGCCTACGACTATGTGACGGCTGACGGCATCGGCAATCACACGGAATGGTGGATGACGGAGGTGACCTCATGAGCTCGAAATTCACCGTCTCCGAGGATTGGATGCGCAAAAACGTGCTCGCCAATCCAACCGTTACCGCCGCATTGAACGCGAAGGCTCGACGGCTCGCACCAATCGTGAAACGTATCGCGCTGAAAGAGAGTGACCAACGGTATGCGGCTTCGGTGCGGATCATCCAAGGCCAACGTCCCGGCTCGAAGTCACCAAGCCACATCCAACGCCCTTACGCGCGCGTGATGGTCGGCGACGAACAGGCTGCGGCAAAGGAGTATGGCGACGGAAACCTGCCTAAAAAGGGCTTCCTGCGTCGTGCGATAGCGGAGATGGGGGACTGAATGCTTTTGCAAGGCCAATGGCCGCACGGCCTTCCACTGCTGATCGCATGGTTGAAGGACAAGGCCAACATTACGGCGGTTTCCAAACTCCCGGACGACATGGCCAACCGGTTGCCATTGGTCATGGTGTCTCCGGCTCCGGGCGGAGGTCAAGGCGACGATTACACGCGCACGCGAAGCCTCGACATCGACGTGTTTGCGGCTGATTGGAAGTCGATGGCCGAAATCACCGGCAAGATCGAAGCCGCCGTCTTCCGCCTGTCGGGGGACGGCAACCAATACGGCTATGTCGATTCGTCCTCTATCACGGAATTCTCTCAAACCGCTTACGAGCATGCCGCGAACGTGCTTCGTTGCACGGCGACGGCCAGTCTCAGCATGCGTCCGAAAACAAGTCTCAAATAGTGAAAATTAAGGAGGAATGATGGCCGCAACAGACGTAGCCAGTATTCTCAACGATAACAACAAGAACGTCCGCAAGTGGGGCACCCAGCTGCTTGCCATTGCGGACTATGCGACCGAAATGCCGACCGCATTCTTCGATGATACGACCGGCAAGCCGAACGCCCTGCCGGAAGGCTTCAAGGTGCTCGGCTACATTTCGACCGATGGTGCGAAAATGAGCCGCTCCACCGAATCCTCCGACGTGAATGCCGTGCAGGATTTGGAGCCGGTACGCTCCGACATCACCAGCCGCAACCGTACTCTGCAACTCACCTTCCTTGAAATGAATGCGTGGGTGAAGGCATTGGCTCACGGCCTGCCGGTATCCCAGTGGCCAGCCAAGAACGATGAAGGCTTCGAATTCACGGACGGCGAGACCAGCGATTTCCCGTACTATCGCCTGATCTGGCTTGGTCAGGATGGCGTCGGCGCCGACGCACACTATCGAGTCGAGGCCGGCTATCGTGTCAAGGTCACCAATCAGGGCGACAACACCAAGAACCGCTCCGATGCCGAAGGCGAAGACCAGACCTTCACCTTCTTCCGCGACCCGAAGACCAACAAGACCTTCTACGAGGGCGAGAAGATCGCCAAGGCTTAGAGTACTGCCGTCTCTGAAGCATCGTCCGACGTGACGGCGGACGGAACCGAGACGGCTGAGCAACCAACGTCTGAGGTTTCTTCTTCCAACTGATTCTTCCCGTGTGGATGGCTTTCTTTTCCTTTCCCACCCACACGGGATCTTCCACCGTCAATAAAGGAAATCTTCAGAAAGGCAATGATTTTTTATGGCTAACAAGCAGTATTCCCTTCAGGCGGTCAAGGCGAAGTACCTGGAATCCCATCCGAACATTCCGGAATACGTCGAATTCACAATCAACGACGATTCCACGACCGTCTACAGGTTCCACCTGCCGCTATTCCAGACGAACGAGGAAAAGCGCGCGTTCAACGAGGCGCAGAAGTCCGATGATGAATTCCAGCTCGCCAAGGCACTGTTGGGCGACCAGTATGAACGGTTCGACGCCGAGGGCGGTACCGTGACCCTGCTGATGCTGCTGTTGCAGCAGGCCGCCGAGGACTTGACCGAAAAGGATAGCGAGGGAAACCCTACACGGCAGTAGAACTTCTCGAGGGTGGCGGGTATGCGGAGGAATTGGAGGCCGCCCTGTGCGCGGTCTACAGTCCCCGCGACCCCATCAAGGAGTTCTGGCAGAGGAAGATCAGCCTACGGGCCTTGCATGCGCTGATCGTGCACATGCCGCCCGACAACGTGTTCTACCGAGCCTTGGTAGGTAGCGGGTGGAGCGAGACCGAGTGGATACTGCACGACTTGGGTGACATGCTCCGCGACATCCAGTTGACGGTCAGCGCCTGTGCCCCGTTCGTCGAGCATCCGCTTGAAGACGAGGACATAAGGCCTCGGTTGAAGCCTCCTGCCATGTTGGTGGAGGAATCGGCGTCGGTGGAGTCGGTGGATGAAGGGATTCAGGCGCAGGAGCGGGCCGAACTATTGGCGCTCGTACAGCCTGAAACATAAGAATGGCGAGGTGACGGAATGGCCGGAACAGCCGCATGGATTGACGTACTGCCGAATCTGAGCGCTTTCAGTACGAAACTGAATAGTGGCGTGAACGCGTCCGTCACCTCTGCCGGCCGGAATGCGGGCAAGAAGTTCGCGGATGCGATGAAGCAGGCGGCCGGCACGTCGAACCCTCTGGCCGATCAGGTCAAGGCGCTCGAGTCTGCGGAGAAGCGTGCCGCGAACACGGTGAACCAATGCAAGTCGCAGATCGTGACCGCACGAGAAGCCGAGAAGACTGCGACGTTGAAGGTGCAGGCCGCCGAAGCGAAACTGACGGAAACCACAGCGAAATACGGTTCAAGCAGCTCGCAGGCTATCAGTGCGCAGTCGCGTTTGAATGATGCGCGGAGCAAGGCCCGGCAGAAGACCGAAGCCTACAAGAGTGCCGAAGAACAGTTGAAGAGCGCGCAGAATGGGTTGAAGGAAACCCAGTCGCAGTTGAAGAGCGCGCAGGATAATCTGAATTCCAGTACGTCCAAGTCGGCTGGCTTCTTCCGTAGCGCGGCGGACTCGGCGCGTAATGCGGTCAATTCGTTCAAGAGCATGCAATCGTCGGTAAGCTCGTCGAGCGCGAGCGGCATCGCCGACTCCACCCGCTTCTTTTCGGCTTGGAGTGCGGCCAAGTTCGGCGCTATCGCCGGCTTCGCGCAAAGCGCGTTCAGCAAGGTGGCATCCGTCATCTCGGAAAATGTGGGTGGCGCCATCACCCGTGCTGACACCATGAACAACTTTCCGAAGGTCATGAAGAACCTCGGATACAATGCGGACGATGCGGCGGCGGCCATCAAGCGTATTTCGTCCAGTTTGGACGGTTTGCCGACTTCCACGGCTTCGATGGTCGGCATGGTGCAACAGCTGGCGCCGTTGACCAGTAATCTTGACGAGGCGACCAGCATCGCCCTCGCGTTCAACAATGCCGTCTTGGCCGGTGGCAAGGACACCACCTTGCAGGCGAACGCCATCGAACAGTACAATCAGATGCTTTCCGCTAACAAAGTGGATGCGGCCGCATGGCGAAGCATGGTGAACGCGATGCCAGGCCAGATCAACCAGTTGGCGAAGAGCATGCTCGGCGCGAATGCGTCGCAGAATGACCTGTATTCCGCCATGAAGGGTGGAAAAATCACCTTTAGTGATTTCAACAAGGCACTGGTCAAACTGAACACCGAAGGATACGGACAGTATGCTTCGTTCACTGAGCAGGCGAAGGATGCTACACAGGGCATCGGCACAGCCGTCACGAACACCAAGAATCGCATTCAGAAGGCGATTCAGAAGGTGGTCGAAGCGCTTGGCACATCGAACATCTCCGATGCCATCAACAAGTTCTCTGGAGGTTTCAGTAAAGTCGGCGACATCGCGGCGGATACCGTCACCAATGTAAAGACCAAGGTTTCAGCCGTTACCAGCTATCTCAAGACTGGCGAATTGTCCGACGAGTGGAAGAAGGCTTTCGGCACCGCTTCTTGGGCTCCACAGCTTCAATCCACTTTGGACGGCATCCGTTCGACTTGCGGCAAGGCGTTCGACAGCATCAAGGAATCGGCGGGCAAGCTGGCTGATTCATGGTCGAGGCTGATCCCGTCCGAAGACGTCAAGGCCGGTATCGAAGCGTTCGCCAATGGTGCGATCAAGACGATCGGCAACATCATCGAAAGCATTGCGATAAACGTGGCGAACGTGGCCGGCTGGATAAGCCAATTCGTACAGACGGTAAGCGAATCCGGCGCAGTGCAGACCTTCGCAGAAGGATGCGGCGCTCTGGCCACTGCCTTCGGCGACCTGTTCAAGGCCCTGACGCCGGACAATGCGGAAACCGTGAACACGGTCTCCACGAATTTCGACGATGCGAAAAAACCAGCGCAAACGTTCTCCGACATCATCAGTGCTCTAGGCGAAGGCGCATCAAAGGCCGCGCAAGGATTGGAAGGCATCTCCAAGTGGACAAGCACCTTCAAGAAAGACTTGGAATCTTTCGGAGTGCTCGATACCATCAAGGAGACTTTCGGCACGATCGGCGAAAGCATGTCGAAGTGGGCTTCGGCCATCAAGAAGCTCGGACGTGCCATCGGCAGTCTGATCGACGCGTTCACCCCTTTGAAATCGAAGGCCGATGACGCGAAAAAGAGCCTCAAGCCGTCCGACGCGGCGTGGGGTATGAAAAGTCTAGCTGACTGGTGGCTCACGGTCGCCAAGACGATTTCCAAGGTCATTGACGGCATCACGCATGGCGTGCACGTTGTGGCCGACGCGATCGACAAGATCACCGGACTGTTCAACAAGGTCCCTGACCTGAGCAAGGCTTTCGGTACCGCTACGAACGTGTTTTCCGGGCCGGGCATTCTCAGCCCACATGGCATTGGCACCATCGCAAGTCTGGTCGGTGACAGTGACGCTTTTGGCATTCTCAGCCGGAAGTGGAATGATTTCACTTCGCAACTTTCCGGTAGCTGGAGTCAGGTCACGCAGGATATGCAAGGCGTGTTCGGTGATCTTGGTGCGGCCATTCAGGAGAAGTGGCAGGCCGTCGTTGACTGGCTGGGATTGACGCCAACCTCGATCATCGACTTCTTCACGGGAATCCCTGATGCGATCAGCGGTTTCTTCGGTTCGGCCGGTGAGTGGATTCAGGAGAAGTGGCAGGCACTGGTCGATTGGCTGGGATTGACGCCAACCTCGATCATCGACTTCTTCACCGGCATTCCGGGTGATTTCAATGATCTTTTCCAGTCGGCTAAGGACAAGATCACCGGGATCTTCGGGACTGTCGGTGACTGGTTCGACCAGCATGTCAAGACTCCGATCAAAAACGTGCTGGACGCGATCGGCAATACCTTCCAGTCTACGAAGGATTGGATTAAGGAAAGCTGGGATAAGGTCAAGGAAGCGGCTAAAAGCCCTGTGAAATTCATCGTTGATACCGTTTACACGAACGGCATCAAGAAGGTCTGGAACAGTGTGGCTGGCGCGGTTGGCTTGAAGCTCAGTCTGCCGGACGTGAAGTTCGCCAACGGTGGCATCAATCCGGGCTATGCGCCGGGCAGGGATACCATTCTGGCGATGACTTCGCCGGGTGAGGCGTGGATGGTGCCTGAATGGGTGAAGGCCGTAGGCGCGTCCAACATCTATCGTTGGAATGCGATGGCCCGCAGTCAGGGCGTCGGCGCAGTCCGTGAGGATATGGGGCTCACGCCGCATTTTGCGAAGGGTGGCGTCGTATCCAAGGTGACAAGCACGCTTTCCGGTGCGACTTCCACGGTGAAGAAGTGGCTGGAAGACCTGACCGAGGAAGCACAATCCTTTGTCAAGAGTCCGGGTAGTTGGGTCACGTCGAAGATTCTCGACCCCGTGAAATCGCAGGTCATGCACATTTCGGGCGGACAGTTCGGCCAGATGGTCGGCAAACTCCCGGTCAGCGTGGCCAGCGCGCTCGTGGATAAGGCGAAGGCTTCCGCTTCCGAACTTGCCGCCAAGTGGGTGAGCAAGACCACGGCAAGCGCAAGCAGTGACGGCGGACAATATAAGGGTGCGGTGTCGGCTGGCGTCGAACAGTGGCGTAGCCTCGTTTTGCAGGTGTTGAAGGAATTGGGCCAGTCCGAAAGCTGGGCCAATACCGTCCTACGCCGCATGAACCAGGAATCCGGCGGCAACCCGAACGCCATCAACAATTGGGATTCGAACGCGGCGGCCGGCCATCCGTCGAAGGGTCTGATGCAGACCATTCCAAGCACCTTCGCCGCCTACGCCGGGCCATACGTCAGCCGCGGCATCTACGACCCGCTGGCCAACATCTATGCCGGCGTGAACTACGCCCTGCACAGGTATGGTAGCCTGTCGGCCTTGAATCGGGCTGGCGGCTATGCGTTTGGTGGCATCGTAGGCGACAACCGTCCGACTCTCTACGATCGCGGTGGCATTCTTCCCCCGGGCCGTCATCTCGTGGCGAACGAGACGAAACAGCCGGAACTCGTGCTCACCCGCGATCAGATATTGAAGGTGTTCGGCGGCACTACGGAAGGCGGCGATCGCACCGTCAACATGAACATCAGCATTCCTGAACGTACCGATCCGTGGAGCGAAGCCGCCGTGTACGTGCAGACGGCACGGCATCAGCTGCGCGGCTAAAGGAGGCTACACAAGATGGACTCATATTACGCCGAATTGAGCGCTTCGGGCCTTGAGCCGGTACGTTTCGAGGGGTTGGGTGACTTGGATTGCCTGTGCATCGGCAAGGATGGCATCGAGGGTTGGTATTCCACGCCCACGCCGAAGGTTTCGGCTACGGCGCGAGGGCAGGGTGACGGCGGTCACGACGTGAACGAGGATGGCATCATCTACGCTTCGCGCACCGTCACCCTGCATTGGAATGCGAACGCTTCCAGCCGCCAATCATTGATCGAGCTGACGAATAAGGTGCGCAGGTTCGTGCACCGGCATGTGAAACTGCGGGTGGTTGACGGCATCGAGGATACGTATTGCTCGCAAGGCTACTTGAGCATGGCTCAGGAGCCGAAGTATCGTGAGGGTAAGATCGATGATTCCGAAATCACCATCGTGTTCGAGCGTCCTGAACGTTTGTCTATGAGGTCTCATGATGGTGAGGCTCGTGCGGCGACTATCCAGTCTGGCGGCTTGAGTTACGGTTCAAGTCATGCTGGTTTGGCGTATCCGCTGAGCTATGGTGTGGTGTCGGGTGGCGCGACCTTGTGCCGTCTGCCTAATGATGGCACGAGTCGCGCCTATCCGACGTTCACGATCAATGGTGACTGGCCGAGCGGCGTGAGCTTGTACCTCAATTGTGAGGGCAAGCGTACTGAATTGCGCTATGATTCCGCGATTCATCTCGGCACGCCGGTGCTTCTCGATACGCGGACTCGCACGGCGACTTTGGGTGGCGTTGACGTAAGCCGTCATCTTTCTTCTCGTGGTTGGCGGACTATTCCCGCTGGCAAGGCCCTGACCATGCTTTTGGGTACTGCGGGGAACGGCTGGGTCACTTGCAGTTCACGTGATACATATATGTAAAGGAGACAATATGGCTACTACGGCTCTCGGCATCAGGCCGGACGGTGACAATCAAGGCGTCAGCCCCAGTGTGCACCGGCATATCATCAGCGCACAATGGAATAACGACGGCATCATCCAAGGCTTGGGCGTTACAGGGCGTTCCGATCTGACGTATCAGGTTGGTGCCGGTACGGCGCTTATCCAGCCGGACGGACAGTCTGGTGAGGCCGTGCTCGCCTATTGGCCGGGAGGCCAGACGGAAGCGGTTTCGGCTGGCAATGCCGGACTGCCACGATATGACGTGATCTGGCTTCGCGCTCACGACTTGGACAAGGGCGATAGCGACAATCATGTTGTGGTCGGCGTGACGCAGGGTACGCCCGCCGCCGACCCGGATTTGCCGCTCGATCAGGTACCGTCCGACGTAGTGAGGCTGACAGCCATGTATGTGCCAGCCGGCATGACCCAGACCAGCTCGGCCACGACCACGGGCGCGGAACGCTGGGCCATGCCATACGGCGCTTCCAAGGGTCTTCTCGGGCGTAACGTGCGCAACTATGAGGGCCCCGCCAACATGGGCGACGGGGGCAAGGATTACTACGAACAGGACACGAAATTCTTCCTCCCGACCGACCGTCTGATTGAGCTTCGTTTCACTGCCACGGCTTGCGCATGCATGCACAGTAACCCGTCCAAGCCGACCGAAAACGCGACCGAAATGGCATGCTGGTATGCCGGATTCCAATTGGATGGCAAGGATGTCGAGGGTGGCGGCGGCCAGTTCCAAGTGTCGCGTGCTTGGCAACAGGTGCATTTGAATGCGTTGGTTTCGGTGCCGTCCGGCTGGCATACGGTACGCATGCGCAACCATCGAATTGGGTGGGGCGAAAACGTGTATTTCATCGCCCATTCGGATACGCAACAGACTTATCCCGGCCGAACGTTGGAAATCTGGGATCGCGGCGTAAGCATCGGATAACAGAATAGAGGGGAGTCGGATATGGCTTGGCGAGCGTACATTGTTGATACGATTACCGGTCGGATTCTCGCACCGATCGACCTGCCGAGCTTCAGCTGGTCGGTATCCGTATCCGATTCCTCTCTGGCGACCACGAAGGATAAGGGTGTTGGTGAGAATGAGGTGAGTGGCCTTAAGCTCCCTTGGACTGCGATACCCGCGGTGTCGGCGGGGGAACGCAACTATTTGCTGGCTCCCGACCGGCGTTCCATCGCTCTATGCTGGCATTCGTCGCTGGATGATGAATGGTCGTACGGCATGCCGGTCTTGTGTGGCATGATCGGTCAACGCAAGGATTCCTCGCTTGATACGGATTTCAGCTTGTCGAGCATCATGGGCCTTCTCGAGAATCGCTACGTGGTGCGCGAGGGCAAGTATGGTATGGCTTCGGGCAGTACGTCAAGTGATGAAATCAGCTTCAAAAACATGTCGTTGCGGGGTATTGCGGCGGAGGTCGGCTGGCTTGCGACGAATGTGAAGCCGGGCGGGGAACTGCCGATCGACTGGGCCTATCGTGGCGAGAAAGGCAATCACGAACGCACCTATTCGTCATGGGATATTCAGAATCTGAAGGCTTCGGACGTGTTGACGAAGATTGCGAACGTGGATGGTGGCCCGGATATGCAGTTCAGGCCGAAACTGTCCGGCGACTACGTGCGCTTCGACTTCACGGCGGGTTCTGACGGCGACGTGTATCTTAGCCAGAAGACGGTGCACCGATTGACATACAGTCCTTATGGCGGCACGTTGGAGAATCTGACCATCGACCATCTCGGCCCGATCATGCGAGAATACGGCTCAGGCTCCGGCACGGACAAGGCCCAATTGTGCCACTTGTCCGAAGACCTGAGCTTGGTGAACGGCAATCATGAGCCTTGGCCGCTCAAGGAAAGCGCATACTCCGATACGGATACCGACAAGGCTGATTTGCTCAAACAGCATACGGATGGCGTATTGAATGCGAACAGTCGCCCCTTGGTGCAATTCAAGGGCGTGCTGCACGCGAACGATACGGATGCGAACGGCACTCCACTTCACCCGCTCGGCAGTTTTTGGCCGGGCGAAATCATGGAATTGGACATCAGCGGATTCCCCAGCCTCACGGACGGATTGTATGAATGCCGTCTGATGCAAATGTCCGGCGACGAAACGGACAAGGTAAGTCTGATCTTCGATGCGATGGAAGACCCAATGGCATAGGCCAGGAATCCACCGCATCACTATTTTAAGGCGGTAAAATCATGGCCCAGCACGTGGAAATCAATCCGGACGATTCGGCAATCCCGTTCTCCCTCGGCCTTAAGGCCTTGCGTTCCGCGTCCACGCAGAAGACCCACAAGACCGGCACGGTGCGGATTCCTACCTCGACCGGCAAGGATTTCATCGCCGGCGAGGGCGCCGAGGATGGCGCGAACTGGATTGACGACGAAGGCAACCAGACGCCGCTCGTCGATACTGCATCCATTGATGCGGCTGTCGATGAGATCAGCAAGAAGGCCGACGCTGCCGCCGCCAGTGCGGATAAGGCGTATGAGGAAGCGAAGAGGGCCGGGCGGTTGGCGGTGACCGCGAGCAGGACGGAGTATGCGACTTCGACGGACGCGACGGCTGCACCAGCCGACGGCTGGTCGGAAACGCCACCAACCTATATGGATGGCCAGTACACGTGGCTACGGGTCACGGTCACGTATGGTGACGGGCATACGGAGCTTTCCAATCCAGTCCTGATGACCGGGCCGAAAGGCGGAAAGGGCGAGACCGGCGAGACCGGTACGGCGGGCGTGTCGGTCACTTCGTTGACGACGTTCTGGCGGCTGGCGGCGGACACTCCGGACACTCCGAGCGGGGCCGATGATCCGTCCGGGTGGAGCAGGACGGAGCCGAGCATTCCCGACGGCTACGAGGGCAAGCTGTATCGGACGATTCGCACGATCATGTCGGACGGTACGGCGACATGGACGAGCCCCGACGTGGATAGCATGTTCGAGTACATGGCTCGCACGTATAGGACCGCTTCCGGTGCGGTTACCGTGTCGAGTGAGGCGAAGCGGACGGCTGAGGGCAATGCGGAGACGATCAAGCAGGTCGGCACCACCGCCGATGATGCGCTCAGTAAGGCGACTACGGTCGAGACGAATTTCGCCGGTTTCAAAACCGAAGTGAGCGAAACATATCAGACGAAGGCCGACATGTCCTCGTACGGTACCAAGTCGTATATCGATGAAACCTCGAAATCCGTGGCCTTGGGAGTCGTGCAGGATTACAAGGGCGCCGACGGTTCGGGGCTCGCCACGAAGACGGACATCAGCGTGTCGAGGACGGAAATCACCAGCGAGGTTTCCGGCAGGTACGCGACCAAGGATGGCGTCAGCGAGGAAATCAGTTCGAAGATCACGCAGAACAACAGTTCATGGGAGCTGAAGTTCGCGACGAAGACGGAGGCCAAGAGCGCGCAGGACGCCGCCAACGCCGCCAACACGGCCGCGGCCGACGCGCAGTCCCGCGTGGGGAATCTGGAACCATGCATCCGCATGACCTCCGACGGCGTGAGGGTCGGCAAGCGTTCCGGCGACAGTTTCACCGGCACGAGCGCACTGGTCGGCACGGGCGGCACATTCGACATCCTGGACGAGCATGGCGAGCGAATGCTCGAAATGTCCGACACCGGCCTGCGTCTGCCGGTCCTGAAGAACAATACGGCGTTCAAGATCGGACGATACCATCATCCGACATACGATTCCGACGTCGTGTACATCGGCGACGATTATGATTCCAACGTCGACTCGCCGGCCCGGATCGAATTCAACAGGAACAGCATCAACCTGACCGCGAGACTGCTGAACATGAACCTGACTGACAGTCGTTTCTACGTCAACGGCCATCCGATGGGCAAGGCGAGCGACATCAAACAGAGCCAAAGATGGTCGAACATCAACATGCAGGCATGGAATTTCGGCAACCTCGGCATCATCAACATCCTGCACCCGTCCGGAACCAACGCCCACATCATGGGCAACGACAATCCCACCGAGATCGGACGCATCAGCCCCCTGAACGCACCGAGGGATTACGTGGGCTGTACGCTGGCCGCCTACGGCAATACGACCCTGTTCGCCGAGGTCACGCCGGCCGGACTGGTCAAATGCTTCACCGCGTTCGGCGGCCAGCACGACTGGGACTATTTCACGGGAACGATCGTGTTCCCATTGACATGGTAAGGAGCAAACGACAATGACCGATGCGACCATTCTGGATGGCATCCTCGACCTTCGTCCGGACAGGGACACGATCACGTTCCAGATGCTTCGTCTGGGATTGCAATACGAGGGCCTCACCGACGGCAACGAGGTGTGGAGCAACTACGGCATCGGCATCGTGGCCGCGTTCCCGCATGAGGATCCGAAAATCGTGACGGTGACGGATGTCGACATCAAAGAGTCGTTCCACATTCCCATCGAACGGATCCCCGAGATCAGACGGATCAAGACATGGCGTTCGGATGGTTCGGAGATGCTGGGAGATCGATGATGCCACCGTTCCAGGAATTGTTCAATTCGCAGGAGTTCTGGTCGGCTGTCATCATCAGTCTTATCGGCGGTGGCGGCATCGTCGGTGCGCTCATCACCGCATGGAGCAGCAGGCGGTCGAAAGCACAGGAGGACCGTGACAGTGCCGAAGCGGACAAATTAGCCACTGAAGCCGCGCAAGCCGCCGTGCAGATACTCACGGATTCGGTGATTCAACCATTGCGTGAGCAGGTGGATAAACAAGCTGCCCAAATTCAGCATTTGGAGGAGAAGCAAGCCATGCAGACCCAGAATCTGGAGCAGACGCAGCAGGATCTGAAGGAGAAGCAGGAGGAGTATTTCGCACTCGGCGCTTACACGCGAAGCCTGTTCCACTGGCTTCAGGAGTTTTGCGAAATCATGGAGCCCGATTTTCTGGCACGCCATCCGAAGCCACGCTTGCCGGACAGGCTGAGGCCCGACATCGCGCCCGAAACCGTAGGAAAGGAGCCGTGATGGAGTGGCCGCTGTTCCTGCTCGGCATCGCCCTTCTCGCCCGCGCAATCCATGATCTGCTTTCTAAGGGGGATTGATGGCCGATGCGATGACCTTCGTCATCTTCTCCATCGTCTCGCTTGTTTTCTGGCATTACACGAGACGACAGTAAAACCAAACCATTTTTCAAAGCCATCCCGTCTCGGGGTGGCTTTTCTGTTAGGAGGAAACAATGGCGGAACACGCCAACAACAACACCAAAGCCAATCTTCCCGGCCTGACCGGCGAACGCGTCAAGGCCGTCGTGACCATTCTGGTCACGCTCTTCTCGCTGGCCAACGCGGGATTGAGCCTGGCTGGATTCAACCCGTTGCCGTTCACCGATGAACAGGTTTCCGCGACCCTGTTCGCGGTCGTCGGCGTGATTGGAACCGTGTACGGCTGGTGGAAGAACCAGAACATCACGTCCGCTTCGCTCGCGGGTCAGCAGCTCGTGGACGCCCTGAAGAAGGAGGGTGTCGTGAATGGTGTGACCGCAGCGAAGAACGCCGCATTGAGCGCGGCAAGCGCGGTGGCCAAGACCGCACCGGCAGAGGAAACCGCCGAAGCCGCCGAGACTGCTGAATCCGCTGAGACCGCCACCGAAGCGGCGACCGTCGAAACCACGGCCGAAGCCCAGTTCGAACCGGGCGGCAATCTCTGATGACCGGCGCAAGTTTCGCAATCTGGCGGGACAGCCCAAACCACTACAGCGGGCGGCTTGGGCAGTCCGTCGATCACATCACATTGCACATCATGGTCGGCAGATTGGCTGGCACCGATAGTTGCTTCCAACGTTCCAGCTTCTGTGCCGCCAGCCATTACGGTGTCGGCGGGGACGGCACCGTCTACCAGTGGGTGGACGAGTCTAACGGCAGTTGGGCGGACGCCAACTGGCAGTCCGACTGTAGCGGCGTGACCATCGAGCATGAGGGCGGCATGGCCGGTGTGCCCGTCACCGATGCGGAGGTGGAGGCCAGCGCACAGCTGTGTGCCGACATCGCACGCCGCTACGGGTGGGACGGCCTCTATCATGATGCCAGCGGCAATCGCACCGGCAACATCGTATTGCACCGGGAGGTGCCCGGCACCGACCATTACGGGTGCCCGGACAGGTGCACGAACGCCCTGCCAGTGGACCGAATCATCAATCGAGCGAACGAAATCCTAGGAGGAGACAATATGAATGCGGAAGACGTTTGGAATTTCGACCAGAACGGCGTGAAGATGCGGGACCGTCTGCAAGGCACCGACGCGGCCGCGAACGCGACAAGGGCGGAACTGTTCCGGCTCTCGCAGTGGAATAAGGACACGCATGCTTCGCCGCTTGGCAATCTGGTCGCGGAGATGCCGATACAGGGCGGCGCCAAATTGGGCGACCGGGTGGCCGGCATCGACTCGAAGACCAGTCAATTGGTCACGCAGGTGAGCGCCCTGTCCGAAGCGGTCAAGGCATTGGCCTCCGCACAGGGCGCAGACCCGGACCAGATAGCGAAGATCGTCGAGATCGCGGTCAAGGACAAGCTCGCCAAGCTCAAGATCACCGTCACCGACAGCGAGTGACCTTGATTAATTTTCGGGCTTGAAAATCAAACTCGAGTCCAAAACTCAAACTCGAGTCTGAAAATCAAACTGTCCTCTTGCGGTTTTTCCGCAAAAACGACGTTTTCCGACTCGTTCGACATTTTTTGCAGTCAATTGTTACACTTCGCCCCTCTCTCGGCTTCGGCTGGGGGAGGGGCGTTTTCGCGTTTTCAGGCGATGCTTGCAGTGCCGTCGTCGCACTTGTCGCACAGCCAGCAGGCGATGCCGCTCATGTCGTGCGCTTGATGCACGTTGCGCCTTCCGCCGCATTCCTCGCAACGGTGAGAGCTGGTGCGGCGGGCGTAGGTGCGACGCTGGGAGCGTTCGGCGGCGGGGGTGCCGAGCACGTATTCCTTGCCGTCGAGGGTGAACGGCTTGGAGACCTTGGAGATGTTCACGCGCTTGATTTCGCCGCTCTTCTTCATGACAGGGAATTCAAGCTCACCGGCTTCACTGTAGTTTTCGTACAGGTCGGCGGGGATACGAACCTTCCAACCGTCGTTGCACTTCGTCCAAGTCGGGTATTCCATCTGTGCCATTTGAATCAGTCTCCTTGAGATTGTGTGGATGCCTTGTGCTTCCTGCCTTGTGATTACAGT